AGGACATACAAAATCTGCAACTGCTACCTTACCAGCCATTACTACTCCATCAGATAAATGACGCATTCGTTGTGCTTGTCTTATACGTCCTTCTGGAGTAAAATCCCAATCATCATATCTTTTACGAACCTCATCTGCATTAATATGGACTCCACCAATTAATTCTGCAAACGGTTTTGCTAATGTTGTCTTACCACTACCCGGAAGACCGAATATTAATATTTTCATTTTTTTACTGTCGATTCTATATAGCCGCCTTCTATCGCTTGCTCTAAAACATTTTCTAATATTTGTGCTGCTTCTTCTTGAAGTTCTACATTTTCTGTAGTTAATTCTGAATCCGGGCTTGATATTATTTCGAAATTAAAATTCATAGTTCCTTGTTGAGATTCATTAAAAGAAATAGCACCAAATTCTATCACAGTTTCTACAAATTGACCATGCAAAATTCTTATATTCCAAGCTTGATCATGACCATCGCCTGGAATCATTTCGTAGTGTTCATGTTCTTTTCTATTCGCCATCTGCTTCCTCAATTAAAGCAGGAGAACCTATAGAGAATCTTTTCTTTAAATAATCGCCAAATCCTTCATCAAAGATTGGTTTCCAAAATGATTCTTCTAATGTTTGTTTTTCTCGTACTTTTGGTTCAAGTAATTCCCCAGTCTCCTGGCTAACTTGGCAATACCAGCCATTCGACGGCTTAGCCACAAATTTACCTTCGAGAGCAACCTCAAGAAGACCAGACCACTTCTGTACTCCACCATCCCAAGAAACGCTAATGGGTATCTTAGACTTTTCTTTAACATAACGTGATTTCTCCACATTGATAACAAAGTGATAACCTTTTACTTCTGTTCCTTGTTTATCTTGTTGACGTCCAAGAATCCAAATGTTATCTGCACTATAATATATACCTGTTCCTCCAGACACTACGTCTCTTGGAAACAAGCCTATTTCTTTATATGTATGATTTACCGCAATCATTGGAATATCTTTCATATTCAAATAAGGTGTGCACATACGAAATAAACCTTTGAGTGCTTTTGCTCTTGACATATCGGCAACTGATTTTTCGTTGATAGCATCATCTAATTCTTTTTTTGATGCTAGGTTGCCAACTGAATCAATTACAATACAAACTTTGTCCCCACGTTCTACACCTTCTAATTGAGATATAATATCAAATTTAAGTTCTTCTACGTTAGCGATTGGTGTATGTAGTACTCTGCTTGTATCGATACCAAAATTTTCAAAGTAAGATTGCGGCGAACCAAACTCTGAATCATAAAATAATAAAACAGCATCTTCATATTTTTTAAGATATGCTGATGCCATGATTAATGCAAAAGAAGTTTTGAAATGTTTCGATGGACCGGCAAGAACAGTCAAGCCTGGTGCCAATCCACCTTCCATAGAACCTGATAAAGCTACATTTATCATCGGTACATCAGTAGCTACCATATCTTTTTCAGTAAAAAATTTACTATCTGAAAGAATAGAGGTTTCTTTAACTTTGCTATTCTTTTTCAATTTATCCATTATGCTCATATAATTCTCCTAAGTAACTTGACTATTATACCATAAATGCGTCAAGTTGTACACTCTCTTTTTCATAGTCAAGTGTTTTTGATTTATTGTCTTGTACGAGATATTTTGTTTCAATAAGTTGATTATCTAATCTACCATCTACAAATTTAAGAACATGATCTGCCATATCCTGAGCAGTTGTCACTGGAACATTCTGACATATGTGATTTATATTTTTAAGTCCGCCTTGAAGATTAAAATCTTCTGGTAATTTCATGATTGATAAACATTCACGAATTGTCAAGTAACGGTCCTCGTCTGGATGTGTAAGGCTAGTAGGATACGCTCCAACAAAAGCACCAATATAATTCTTCGGTATATTAACACCGCGTCTCATTACGTTTCCACCAGATTTTAGTTTCTCATACATAGTCATTGAACGAGTCGCTTGCTTGTCAAACCCATGTTGAGTCATCCATTTTGAAACTTCTTTATAACTTATGCCTTGATCTTCAATGTAATGTAATATGTCATAACTCTTACTGATCTTATCTTGAAACTGCGAATGAGTTATGCCATTTTCGAGCTCTTTGAGCACAAAACGATAATATGGATTTTCTGATGGAACACTTGAGTTTGTAAGGATTGACATTGGATCACTTGGATCGCGTTTCACGGAACGAATCGTATCCTCAATCTTTTCATGTTCACGTTTTATATATTCGAATTTTGGAGTTTTTTCACCTTTCCAGAAAAAATAAAATGCTCGATCTCTAACTTGTCCTAATCCATGAAGAATAGATTTCGTCTTATATATAGAAAAAGTATATCCAAACGTTTCCCCGATTCTCCTAAGGTCTTCGACAATCGGTCGTCCCATTGCTGAAGCGAGTCTTGGTGCGTTTTCGCCCCAGAATACTTGAGGAGAGAGTGTACCCAAAACATGATTCGCAGTGGTACGCATCCAATCGTTAATAGCAGCATCAGAACTGCTTGTAGTACTAAGACTGCTAAGCCCAGCACAAGGGCATACGGTATTAATAACATCGACATGAGGTACATCAGGTACCCCACCGTCTCCGATAAGATGATAGGGTACTTCGTTTTTATAATATTCATTAAGGTGATTATCATTTGTTTGAAACGGTTCATAACTTAAAATATACTCCGGTCTTTTACCAAACACATTTTGCATGGCGATTGTTTCACCACCAATGAGTGGTACTATACTCGCATAATTAGGCATAACTTACTTTCTGTTCTTTTTCACGTTCATCTAATTCATATTGACTTCTATATGTATTATTGGCTTTAATAACATCTCCAAGAACAGAAAATTTGCCATGAGCATATGTGTTAAAAGCATTTGTATCTTTTGGAAAACATGCTCCACCATAACCTTTACGTCCATCAGGTCCAGGAACTTGTGTATGTGAATGACCAATACGCGGATCAGAACCAATAGCATTTACAATCACATTATATTTTGAATCTGTTATATCAATTAAATCTTTAAATTGATTAAACCATAAAACTTTAGTAGCAAGAAAACAATTAATTCCGTATTTTACAAATGAAGCTTCCATTGCTGTCATATGCATAACTGGACATGGTTTACACTGACTATATTTTTCATAAAGATCTTGTACTTGACGTGTAATCATTGGGTTACCACCGAATATATGCATAGGTGGATTAATAAAATCGTCAAGATGATTTTTCTCTGTTAAAAATTCTGGATTATATACAACGTCAGAATTTTTCTTTGATAAGTCTTCTACTATATTTGGAGTTACAGTCGACTTGATTATGATAGGACAAGCAAAAGTTTCTAGTCGATTAACTACATCTTCTACAATCGAGGAATCAATTACGCCCATTTCACCAAACGGAGTAGGCACACAGACAAATGCTGCATGCATCCTTACTCCTTTAAAATCATCGATGTCATTTCCATAATGAGGATCAACAACATACTTTGTAACTTGAGAAGTAGAGAAGCCATGATCTACCGCTTTTCCTACATATCCGTGTCCAACAATTAAAATATTAATTGACATTATAGTACTCCTTATACCAAGTAACAAATTTTTCTACACCTTCAGAAATAGGAGTAGTTGGTTTATATCCAAGCTTTTGTAGTTTAGATGTATCTGACCACGTGGCTGGCATATCAGCAGGATGCGGTGGCACTTTATCATATGTACCTTTACGTCCTAAGTTCTTTTCTATTTCTTCTACAAAGTCCATCAGTTGAACTTGCTCACCATAACCAATATTGTAGATCTCGTCAAGTGGTTCATTGCTTTCAAGTATTTGTTTAATCACAAGTTCAATGCCTTGAACGATATCATCAACATAAGTAAAATCACGTTTCATATCACCGTAATTATAAAGTGTAAGTGGCGTGCCATTTACAATAGCGTCTGTAAATTTAAACAAAGCCATGTCTGGCCGGCCATAAGGACCATACACTGTAAAGAAACGAAGACCGATAGTGCGAGCTATTTTAGAATATATAAATTGAGATTCATTTACTCTTTTAGACCAGCCATAAGGATTGTTTTGGTGGCCTGGGTTATCGTGTTCTGTCCAAGGCAAAGTTTGGCCATGCATAACACATGAGCTTGAAGCATATACAACAGGCGTATTTAAACCTTCACATATATCAACTAGTTTTTGTGTACCAGTAATATTTGTATCAATGTAAAGTTGTGGTTCATCCATAGCATGTCTTGGATTTGCATATGCAGCTAAGTGTAGTACCACATCAGCAGCTTGTATATGTTCATAGTATTCGCCAGGTGAGCAAATATCAATATTTCGTACAGCTATTTGTTTATCAGAAAGTAATTTACTACGAGCATTTTTTAATTCTACGTCATAGTAGTCGTTAAAATTATCGATACCCTCAACCGAGTATCCTTGTTCTTTTAATTTGATAGCAGTATGGTACCCTATCATTCCGGCTATGCCGGTAATAAAAACATGTGTCATCCGAAAAATTCCTCTAGTCCTTGTGGTTGGTGTTCGTCGCTTGTGGCTAATTCCATAATTTCATTTACAACCATCTCACCGTCTGAGTGTTGTTTCCAAAATTCAAAAGCCATTTCACGCCAATCATCTCTCATAGCAGGATCATTTTTTAATTTGATCATGACTTCTTGACATTCTTTAAAATTAGAATAATCAAGACCAATTGTACCAGTATTTTGACAAAGGGATACTGGTTTGCCCTGTTCTTTATGTATTACATGATCACAAAAGTGTTTATGGAAGATAGGAATAGCGCCAGATGCTATGATTTCAGCATGACAATTTTCTATATTGTTACCATAAGTTTCTGCTTTCAAGTGATACAAATCTGAGCCAAACGCAGATTCAGCAAGTCTTTGCATGCAATCATGATTTGTATATTGTGGATAAAGATACGCGCCTTGTTCAGTTTTTTCTGTACCGTACATATCTTCTTTAAACTTTTCTGTCTCGCCGTGTTGTTTTTCTGGCCGAAAGTAATTTACAACCTTACGACGATCTGTAGGATTTTCATTCTTATTATCACGATATAATACAAGAGGATATTGAATGCTTGCTTCTAAACCTTCAAGCACTGTAATAAATCCATTGTCCATGAGCGATTCTTCATGAAAATCAATCATAAGAGATGGGCCTTTCCACATAGCTGTGCGGCCAATCCAACGAACATATTGCTCTTGTGTTTCTTCAATAGGCAACCAATACTTTGCTCTATGTCCATCATAATCAAAACCAAGTCCCATCTTTTTTAAAGGTACGGTTATTTTATTTTTCTTCATAAATTTAGAAAAATCATTTTCAAGACTATGAGTCATAATCACATCCATTTTTTTACACACCTCTACGAGGTTTGCATTACGAGCAATTGATGCCGATTTATGATCGACATTGATAAATGCTTTGCGAATATTGATTGCGTCAAGAAGAGAAACAAAATTATCTTGACAATCTTGTGGATGAGATTTCGATGGAATAGAATACACAATACAAAGATCGTGCTCATTAACTATGTTTGCCATTTCTTGCCATTGCTTACCTACAGACATTTCTGTTTGGTTAATGTCAAGTCCTTTGGCTCTACCCCATTTTTTATCGTTTGCTGAAAGTATTGTGGCTCCAGTTACTTTTTGCATTTGTATAGAACATTGAGTAACGCCACAGCCCTCGGTGCCACGACCGAGCAATATAATGGTTTTCATATTTCTCTCCTTACTCGTCTATTATACCACAGATGAGTCTACTTGTAAATACGTTTTGATGTTATTTATGATTTTTAATTCGTACGCTTTATCGTTTAACTTTCTATTGAGTGGAGATGGGTGCGGGAGTGCGTAATGCTCGATACCCATCTTATTGAATAATTGTTCTACTTCTTTACCTAATGTTAATATTTTATTATACTGTTGAGTAATATTATGTATATATGTTTCATCAATATTAGCTTTTTTAAGAGAAGTGGCGTGGTGTGCACACGCATTGCTATAGCTGTATATTCTTATACCACAATCATCGAGCCAACGATTTAAACGATTAATCGATGGATTGCCTTTCTTTGGACAATATTCTTTTGATGATGGACTATGTCCTATAACTAAAACTTTATTCATTATCTCATATTATATGCTATTGAAATTCTATCTTCATTATCTTTATGTTTTTCTACGCAATGTGGTAGATAACTTCGAAAAACAACTAATCTACCTGGTGTTGCAGAATAGTTTACATTACAATTAGTACATAATCCTTGTGTTTTACCAATCGCTAAATGATCTAAAAAATTTGGCCTGAATGTTAAAGGACTGAACTCCGGATTAGACTTTAAAAAATATACAGCAGATAACACATAAGAAAGATGATCATGTATTTCTTGAAAATCACCTTTCTTATATATGTTAAACCAAGAATCTGTTTGTTCTTCAGTTATTTCGTATGCTAAATTTGTTTCTGTTATATAATTTTTTATTTGTTCTTTTATCCAGCCATCAAGTTTTTTAAATTTTTCATCTTTATGAGGTTGAAATTTTCTATTGCTGGTATTATAGGTGTCAGAAGATATCCAATCTTTTCCACCGCTTTCAGTTTTACTTTGTATTTCATAACAATAATCGACTAAATTTAATTTGTCGTGTTCTGGATTATCATAAAAACCGATTTCGGTTGGCCACCAATACTCAATCATAGTTTACTCATGCCTATGCAAAATTCTCGCCATATCTTCTTCAAGTCTACGAATTCTTTGTTTTAAATCAAATATTTCGTTATCTCTTTCGTCAATTCTTTTTTCATCACCAAAGTTTTCTTGTTTAAGTCTGCGACCAATATAATCATGATATGATTCTCTATTTAGATTATTGTACATTTATAAACTCCCAAACTAATTTTGCTTCGTTAAATAAATTTTGAGTTAACTCCCAAGATTCGGTCCAATGATCTGGTATTTCTTGAGAAGGCATAACTATTCTTTTTATTCCTACTTGTATAATACCTTTTGCGCATTCTGAACAAATAGGTAAACCATAAACATATAGAGTACTACCTTTTAAAGATACGCCATTATATGTGGCATTGTATATTACGTTCATTTCTGCATGAACTACATGTTTATATTTAATCGGCCTATTTAAATATTTATCCGGACTATCTTCGATTCCACGTGGAAAACCATTATAACCTACAGACAATATTTGTCTATTGTCATCAATGGCAACCGCACCTATTTGAGTAGATGGATCTTTAGACCAAGAAGAAACGTGTCTAGCTAAATCAATAAATCTTAAATCCCATTTATTTGACAAGGTGAAAGTGCCTTTCATATACGTGGAGATTTTGTACCTGCCATGTGATAGTACCAACTTTCATTTCTGCACGATAGTCAGCATCTGCAGTGCTTGATAAGTATGCATCATTATAATCTTTTACAAATTGTTCTAAAACATAAAGCTGCCAAGCATAGTCATTTTTGTATCCGTACACGACATCGTTTGAGCGCATTTGTACCACTGCGTGTATGGCGCCACCGCGAAGATAATAAGTAACAGCATTAGTGCAAATAAAATCGTTTTTACCATTATCGTTATATTCCATCCATATACTTGGTCTAGTATATATCATAGTTGCACGGCGAGAATCCATATTTGTTACAAGTTCAGCAACAGCATTGTCATACTGGCGATAAAACATGTCATCAAAAATAAGCCGGCCATAGTTTGAATTGATTTCGCCATGCTTATTTGCAGAATACTGCCAGGCAACCGGAGCATCTTTATCTGGATATATATCGTTAACGTTTGAAGATCCACTAAGATACCAAGTTAATTCAGCATCAATATACTCTTCATTCGGTTCACCAAAGATCGCTTTCTCGTCGGCATTAAAACTAGCGCCGATAAGCTCAATAGTTTTTTGTCCAGTTCTGTCCACTGTAAAGTTTTCATTTTTTAACTCCTCAATAAAATAATTACGAATATCAGCAACTTTCATCTGTTACCACCTTTTTTGGTCGATTAAGAAAATCACGATTAGGATCTTGACCGTCAATGCCATGATTCATATACGCAGCAAAGAATGAAGCGTAATTAATAATATCAATACATGAATCTTCGAGTGATTCGAAGTTTGGATTATAGTCAGGATCAAGTTCCATAGCTTCAAGTACAGACTGCATACGCAAAACTTTAGCAGCCATAGTATCGAGAAGAGTGGCACAGCCACGTGGATAATAATCGGCTTGACGTACACGAGAATTAGGATTCTGATAGTCATTGCCTTTTTTGTTTTGTATTTCAGCTGCGCGCTGCAATATTTTAAGTGATTCTTTACTCATTCGTTACCTCATATTGTAAAAGTAATTTAGTATTTTCTCGCTTCACATTATCATTTTTGTTATATGAAACAGACCAGTGAAATTCTGTAGTTGTCGAAGTGCTGGTTTTCGAAGTTTTTAAATCTGCGAATGCAAAAAAGATATGAGTAGGAATTCTAAAAGTTCTGTTATTAACACCATCAATAATAACAATGTAATCCGATTTACCTTCTTTGTTAGTTAGACCACCAACACGTAAAACGGATTTTCCTTGAATAGAGCCAGTGTATTTTAACTCATCTAATATATTATTAGGTCTTTGAATATCAAAACCAACAGCATTTTTAACGATACCATTTGTATAAATAGCATATAATTCTTCGATTGTGTCTGAAATAAGCTTATTTTGTTTTTTTAAAACGGCTTTTACCACACTACCATATTTTTCAATCCAATAAGATTCTAAAACTGTTTCGCTAAAGTTATACATTATATTTTCTCCTCATTGTTATAATATTATTATACCACAGTTTCAGGAGATTGTAAACTATTTTTTTCACTTATTTGTATTTTTTTCTAGTAAATCTGTGACACGATTAGCTATAAAAATATGCCCCGCTTGATTAGGGTGTCTATCAGTTTCGCTTATACTAATTCTAAGATCATTCCAAATCCAAAAATCAGAACCTCCTAATATTTTAAAGAAAGGCCAGCCTAATATATTAATATTAGGATGATTGCGGTACTTTTCTATAGTTTCAAACATTTTGTTTCTTAACATATATCTTTCGGAGTGTTTTAAATTTTTAATATGTTTATATTGATAGGGATCAAATGGAGGTAACACTTGTAAGTAAATTAATTTTTTATCATTTATTATGCAATGATGTATTAATGATATAATATTACTTAAAGCGTGCGCTATAGCGTATTCAACATTAGGTTCATAATCTATAGGAAGAAAAGCTTGTCTGTCACCTCTCATAATAATATGAGAATACCTAAGAGTTGCTGGGTTATAGTATGCTGTCGTAAATCTATCCCAAGTAGTTCCTCCTACGATTAAAGTATTGTAGAGAGAAGTATCAAACGAGTGTATAGTATCTACCATCCAATCTAAACCTCTTCCAGATTCACCTATATTTAAATGATTCCATTCAAAATAACTTGCAACTAAATGATCCCATGTTTCCCAAGGTATTCGTTCTTTCCCGTATAATTTTCTTTCATATTCGCGAAACTTATATTTTCGATTTGTAAAGCTACAGCCTATTCCCAAAGAGTTATACGTTTTTGTAGACATATTCTAACGCCCGATCTGCTTCTTTATCCATTGGTCGATTAGCATACCAATTACCAGTTTCCATATCAAGCTCTCTGCACATTTTAGATATTTCTTGAGCACTAATTGGATATTCTTTTTTAATTGCGTTGCCGGCAAGAGCGACCATGATTTGATACATCTTATGATACCAGCCTGTATTACTGATAGCTCTATACTCGTTTTCAAGTTGTCTTGGAAAGAACGGACAATCTCGATATGACGTCCAGTTTATATCTGTGTTTTCAAGTTTAGATTTACGATACTCAATAATTTCTTTTTGCATAGCTTCTGGTAGTCGATCAATAAAAGACGTAGCAGTTTTTTCTGCCATTGGATGTTTATTAATTAGTTGATAAGGATCAATAGCGTTACCGTCATGATGACTGAATATAAAGTTGTAAGCACCAGCGTATTTTCCAGGGATGTAATACATTCGTGACAAATCCTTAGTTTGTTTGTCTCCGAGGTCGCCGAGTTCAGTTTGTAACGCATACCAGAAAGCTTTAATTTCTCCATTCCGTACTGAGTTCGTAAGAGGGAAGACAAGGCGAAACTTCGGTAGATCAATCGTGCTACTTGCAGTACTATAACAAATAAAACGATAATCATTAAACCTATTAACCAGATCATGTTCTAACTCTCCATTAAACTTATAATCATCAACATCAACTGCGCACCAACAAGCCCATTCAATTACGTTATCGTTTCTACGTAAAGTATCTGGTTCGTATATTGCTGGTGACATAAGCTCAGCATCTTTTTTGCTCGCTCTTGGTTTTTCGGCCAATTGATATAGAACGCGTTCAAACGCGTTGAAATCATGAAGATCAACGCGCATACTCGTTTTGTTATCATATATTCCCTTAAAGAGCGTTAGGGATATTTCCGGTGTTATCATTGTGGTTTGGCCCTGTCCATCCTTCAGGTTTAATTAAGTCAGGTAATCCAAGCGGATTAGGTCGTGATTCTTTTATTCCTCGTTCTTTTGCCATATTGGCGCTGTGAACTTCGTCCCATGCTTTATAAGCATCCACTCCGAAGGCATCAAGAGTACCAATAGCAACAACGCATAAGTCAATAAGACCATCTACAATCTCCTCACTATCTTTATTATCAAAAGCATTACATGTTTCATTTAATTCTTCTTTTAAAAAATTCAATCTAAATTGTAAAAATTTATTAAGCTTTTGCCAGTCAGTTCTATTCATAAGTTCGTGATCAACCCATTCGTGGACACCGAACTTAGAATGCATTTCATTTATATCATTTACCCAATCTTTACTCATAGTATATTATACTCCATTTGTGTTGAATTGTAAACCATTAATTAAAAAAAGCATCGAGGCTCGCTTGTTCTTCTGCAGACCAGCCAACAGCATGTAAAATAAAATTAAGCGGTTCAATAAAAGTTTTTTCGAATTGTAAATCGTAATCCACATAATTATGTAGTTTGAATTCTTCTGGCAAAACGTCTGGAAAAGATACTACATTTTCACGTATGCTGTTTGGTACTCGTAAATAGGTGAACTTTACGCGATCACCGTTGTTTATAATTTCGTATTTGTTTGTGAGCTTCATTGCTTTAATATATTTATTGTAAAGTAAAGCGCCACGCACATGAATTGGTGTGCCTTTTTTGTATGTGATTTTACGATCAGACCACTCAGATATATTATTAGTACCACGTGGAAAAGCTACTTGTTCTGGTGGAAGTTGCTTGAATTCTGTTTTAAATCGAGATATAAAATCTTGTGTTTCTTTCTCATCACCAGCCATAATGATTTTAAATACTTCTTTAAATTTATCACGTACTACTTCCGGTGTCGAAGACTTAATTGCTTCAATACCCATGATTTTAAGTTTTGGTTCTGCATACTGTACGCCTTCAGAGTTATGAACATTCAGTATATAACGTTTCTTTGCTGTCCATACGCCACGGTCAGCAATAACTTCTCTTGCCATTTCCATGCGTTTAGTATGATGATTCATACGTGTAAAAAAAGCATCATACGATTTTGCAATCATAGGTTCAAAATGTTCCTTACAAATTTTATCTAAGAATTTAACTGGATCTTTTGGTTTTAATTCTTTGACGAGAGCATTGAAGTTTACGTAAATTGAATCCGTATCGATTGCTATAACATAATCTTTTTCTGTTTTAAGAAGACTATTCATAGCACCATTCATGGCACGCTCTGCCCACTTAATCGTGGTTTGACCAGTGAGAGTAACACCTTCGGCCATACCTGGATGAAAATATTTAAAATACTTATTAGCTAATGCGCCATATAAAGAGTTAAGTAGAATTTTAATAGCCATTTGTCTATTTTCGAGTGTATTGATTTCTCTTTCAAGTTCTACTGTTTTATTAACTTGATAATCTTTCATAGCAGCAAGCATCATATTTTTTACTGAAACACGTTCATCATAATATTCAGTAATAATAGAAGGTATGACACCTTCAACTTTTTTGCTATACGTAGTTCCATTAGCAGCGATTGAATGATTGCTTTCTGGCGCAACTGTATTAAGATAATGTTTAACACCAGGCATTAACCATTGCGTACTCGGCATTAAAGTTTCTGGTGATATGTTTGCTTGAACAATGATATTTGGATATAGAGAATTTAAATCAAATGATACAACCCAGTCATAAGCACCAGGCTTTGGATCTTTTACGTAACCACCTGCAATTTGATGAGACTTACCTTCTTCTCTAAAAGCAGGTGATGGATTTTTCTTTGAAGTTTCGGTCGCACCGATAATTTGATATTGACTACTATCTAATTGATTAACAGATGGAACACGCTTTTGTTTATTAAGGTAGCGATAGATAATTGATTCCCATATTGCTGTGACACCGAAAGTGTCTTGATAGTTAACACCACCTTTGTAAGCTATTGTCATAGCAAGAGTAATCAATCCCATCTTTTCTTCGAGACGATCAACAAGCTCAACATCTTTCATATTATAGTCAATGTATTTTTGAAAGTCGTCTTTATATAAATTTTTAAGAGAACCGGATTCTTCGTAAGATAATTTCTTTTCGCCAAGAACCACATTAGCAATATGATTGAGTTTGTAAGATTCTTGAGCACCATAAGAATAGCCAAATTTTTGAAACAGCTCGAGATAATCAAGAGTTTGTATACCTTTAATATCGTATGTATCTTCTTCTTTCATACGACGTCTTACTTTACGATAGTCAACCATACCCCAAGGCGAGAATCTTTTGACTTCGGCAAGACCTAATACCTTGGCAGTACGATTAACGAGATATGGAATATCAAAAAATCGAGTGTTCCAGCCAGTTATAACGTCCGGAGCTCGATTAGGATCATTAATAAAATCGAGAAATCTTGTGAGAAGTTGGTGTTCATCTTCGCACTTGACATATCGTACAGGTTTGATAAGAGCTTTTTCTACGTCATAATCACCATAGCCCCAGACCCAATATACAGGACTGGTGCTATTTTTAATTGTGATAGCAAGAATTTTTTGTGAAGCTTCGGACGGATGTGGAAATCCATTATCATAATCAGTTTCAATATCAATAGTACTTACGTTAATAAGTTCACGACGAAATTTGATTTCATTAGGAAACTTACTCGTAATATATTGGTGAAGATAATTAGGATTTCCGAAGATGTGACGGCCGGCTACGTCTTTGTTTTGCTCGAGCCAGTTTCTAGATTCACGCATGTTTTCAAATTGTATAGGACTAACAGGCGTTCCATCCAAACCACGCCACTCAGAATCTTTACGACTCTGAGTAAAAAACGTAGGTTTAAAAAAATCTTTTCGTGATACTCTTTTACCAGCAGAGTCATAACCACGATAAAGCATTGAGTTGCCGTAACGTACGACAGATGTATAAAATGACATTAAACCTCCAATAACACATATCTATTATACCACAAATTGAAGGAAATGTAAACTACTAAATCATTTTCAAAGCAGCTTCAGTTGTCTCATCGACTCTGCGAGTCCAGCCTTTACCGAACGTATCAAACGTAGACAAAGACTCATAATACTTTTGTCTTTCTGCTTGAAAATTTTTGATTGTATCTTCTATACCATTTTCATCGATATAGTCAGCAAGTTTTGAAAGAGTGTTTGGACCAATACCACCGTCTGCTGTTGTGTCTATCATAGTTTGTAAAAACTTAGCTGATCTTCCAGTACCAGCATTAACACCAAAATCAAATAAACATAAATCTAAACCAGCAGGTATATTATCGCATTTCATACGTCCCCAATAATTTTTTTCGTATATTGGTGCAACATCTTCGACAGTAAGATCTTTCATATCTTTTGTTCCACCCCACTCTTCGTATACTCGTTTGGTGACACCTAAATTAGTTTCTCCACCCGGATCTTTTGGGTGATTTACATATCCACCTTCGTGGTGTAGAATCATTTCTAAACATGTCTGATAATTTTCTGCTGCCATTTGTTTCTCCTAAAAAGTTAAAAGGAGCAAGTTGCCCTGCTCCCTTTATTTATTATTCTGTTCTCCAGTTTTTCATGGAATTATACAGTTGTTGTTCTGTCTGATAGTAATTGAAAAAGAATTTTAACATCTTATTTACCATACTGCTTTCTAGTTGCATCATTCATTTCTGCAAGTATTCTCTGGTATTCTTTACCAGCATACTCAGAACTTGATAGCAACTTTGCTGCCTCTTGATTTGCTGCTAGTTGGCGTGCAAGCATTAAAGAATTAGCAATGTTTTGTAGAAAACCGTATATTACTTCAAACAGACTCGTTGAGTAGTTCAGGACTAGTTGTGTCATCTTTACCTCGTAAATTGTTAGTGATTGCTATTTTACGAGGACGCTTCTCATCTGGAATGATTCGCTCCAAAGCAATTGTAAGCAAACCATCCTCGAGCGTAGCTCCAGTGACTTCTACAAATTCGGAGAGTCTAAATGACCTCTCGAATTTACGACCGCTGATACCTTTATGGACATACAGATTTTGATCTCTTCTGGAATCTCTATTACCTTTTACAGTAAGGATACCATCATGCATCTGAATATCGATATGTTCTTGTTTAAATCCGACCACTGCGAGTTCAATGAGATATTCATCTTCGTTATGTTTTACAACATTATGTGGTGGATAATGATCTTTCTGATGGGCAGATGCCATTCTTTCTAGATCGTTAAAAATATGGTCGAAACCAACAAATGCTCCACGAGGGAACGTGAAAGTACTGCCTGTCATTGTAATCTCCTTTATACAAGCAAGATTTGTAGTGGACCCGAGACCTCGGCATCCTATACTATATATAGTGGTTTACAATTGAAATGTAAACCCCTATGAAGAAATATTTTTGCACATAAGTACATCGTTATTGATGCTTAAAACTTCTAAGCCATGCCTATTTAAAAACTTTTTAAAATTATCTATGCTACCGCTCACTGGATCTCGAGGTCCGTGTGATGCATGTTGGTGGTATTTTCCCCAATGGATAAACATACGTCCTTCTTCTGTCAATTGATTTTTCCAAGTAACAATTGTTCTATTCGGATCATAACTATGATCAAAAGCATTACTATATAATATATCAAAACGCTCAATCCAATCATCTCTTTGTAGTGAGAAATCATGACACACTGTCATTTCAAACTGAGTAGCTGTATCACTTATTTCTGTACCAATTATATAAGCATTTGGATATAATTTTTGAAATACTTTTTGTTCTCCCCCACTTCTTGTACCATGACATATAATATTAGAAGCGGAATTAATTTGTTTTTTTATCCATTTTATTTGTTTATGACCACTAAACTGCCAATCAATTTTTTGTTTATTTGCTTTAGTTTGTTCTTCAACATATTCTTTATAACTTGAATACTTATAGACAGATAATTCGTTTGCCATTTAAATTCACTTATTTCCAATATTATATTTTGGACACAATTCCCAATTATTTTTTTCCTTAAAAGGAATTATTTTAATTTGACGTAGAGGAGCAAGTGGTTCTGCATTTGCTTTATTGTCAATTGATATTAATCCCCAATCACTCATAAGTGTAGCAATTGTATTTCTACGTGCAACATCATTTTCTTCTAGATTCGATTTCTTGCCATCAAGCAAAAATAACTCTTTAAAATGCACGATGAAATATCTGCCTTGCTTATGTAGTATATGACATGATTGGTATAGTTTATTGTCTTTACGAGACGCAACACCTATGCGAGTCAATGTCTCACGAACCTTAAGAAAATCGTCTGGCTCGTTAAGCGTGACTTCGAGCATCGAAGCAGGTGTCCACTCTATTAAATTATTTTCTTCCACCTTTATAAACCTTCTTCTTTAATTCATCTATATTTTCTGATGTGAGAAGGGTTAAAACTTGGCGGGCTTTTTCATTGCTATACCCATAATATTCTTTAACTACTTCCACGTCACTTAGGATTTCAGGTTTGTTCCATTTTGAGAAACGTTTCTTCTTCCTAACTATATTTATAAAAAAGTCAAATTGTAAACGGTTATCAAGATGAGCATGTTGATTCATCTCATTTGCCATTAAAACAGTGTCATTAAAATAAGAGAGACCACGATTAATCATAAAAGCATTATACTCTTTTTCTGCAAGATCGTCAATCATAATATTTTGCTTTGTATAGTTGATAGCATTTAAGTATTCAAACGGATTCATACAAACCAACCTAACTTAACACCATTATGTGCAATAATAAAAAAGCAAGCAGCCAAATGAGTCCATACCCAAATAGTGCGTAGTATAGCAGCAATGTCACTTTCACGATCATCTCCTATTTTGCTGCCAATTGTCTTGGCCCATATTCTCCACGCTCTATGCAAAGTCGACATTCGCCATAATCTCCGTCATACAAGCAACCACATTCAGTTCGTGATCTGCAACGAATGCATTTTTATATTGATAATCTGCGAGAATAAGAACAATCTGAGGGATTGATTGTGGTTTTAATTTATCGTACATACGATCATATATGCCACGAAAAATAGCAGATGCGTCAGTGTCGATATTATTGACAACCCACTGACGCATTTTCTTAAAGTCTTTTTCTTTTAGATAGGTAAAAAGTGAATCAAAGGATCCATTATTATTAATAGACCCACTAGCCACAATACCCACCATGCTTTGTCGCTGAAGCTCATTGAGTATACGCCTCCAATCTGGTGCATGTTTCATAATTAAATCAACTACAGCCATTTGATCGTAGCTAACACCTTCGGATTCGAGAATAGTTTGACAACGTTTTAGCATTTGTGCTGCTAAAGGCTGTAGATCTTTTTTACTTGTATTGAATTCATATACACCGCACCGTGAATGTAGTGGTTCGATAATACGATTTTTAAAGTTACAAGTTAAAAGAAAACGAGCGTTGTTAGCAAACTCCTCAATGAACCCGCGGAGAGCTGGCTGTGTTGATTGTGGATTAAGATAATCTGCCTCGTCGAGTATGACAACTTTATATCCTCCTTGCAAAGAGACGGAAGATGCAAATTGTTTGATCTTAGTCCGTAAAGTATCTATATTACCTTCTTCACTCCCGTTAATTAAAATGTAATCTAATTTTAATTCATTACATAATGCGCGAGCAATTGTGGTTTTACCAAGACCGGCAGTACCGGCGAAGAGCATGTTTGGCAACTCTCCGCCATCTATGATTTTTTGAAATACTTGCTTTAGACTATCTGGTAAGATAGTTTCAGCAATAGTTTTAGGCCGGTATTTCTCGACCCATAAGAAGTCTTTTGACATTCACAATCTCCATAACAAAATAATTATATCACAAAAAAGAGAGATTGTAAATATTATTCTTCAGACAAAGCTTCTTCTTGATCTATTTGTTCACAAATTTGTACAATTTGTATACATTGATCGCGAAGACCACCGATGGTAGAAAGTTCTTCGCCTTTAAATCCACCACGCTGAGTGATTGCATCTACTACAGCAATGGTGCTACGAGAAGCTTTATTAGCTAACTCTTTTAACTGATCAGTTTGTTCTGACATACTATACTCCGAAGGTTGAGGATTTTTCAAGTGCAATCCAATAAGTCACGTTCACTTCTTTGTTTTTGAATTGCGTTATTAATTTAGATGATATTTCAACATCATAATCACCTGGTAACATTTTTAAGTTACTTATATTGATTATAAAATTGAATACTGCATCTGGTTTAAACTCACCGTCAACATCGATCGAAAATATGTTTGACGTTGAGTTTTGTGACTCCACTACAGAAAGACTTAACACACCATCTTTTCCACTAATTGACACTTCGCTGTGTCCAAGAGTAGAAGCTGCCTTTTTAAGTTTATTTAAAGTGTCATTAGTTAAAGTAAACTTAACGTCAGCTTCCGGCATAGTTACGTCTTTCTGAGGAGTAGTTAAAGTTTCTTCTGATGAGAAGAAATATTTAACTTTTGATCTACCGGTTGAGTCGCCGATTGTTACATACTCATCCTCGAATTTAAGTCGAGGTGAGTCAACCAATCCTAACACACCGATAAATTCATTCAGATCATACACACCAAAGTCTTGAGGAAATGTTTCATCTACCACTGCAGTAGACAAAACAGTTCTAGCCTCAGACATGGTTTTAATCGTGTTACCTGAATGAACTAATATATTCTGATTTATACCAGAATAATTTCTTAGAACTGTTAAAGTTTTATCACTTAATTCCATAATGTACTCCATTTAAACATATTATAATTATATCATATAGTCACTTAATTGTAAACCATAATTTTTAAAAGAATCATACAATTTATATTTTAACTCTTTATAATCTATAGCTTTATCAAATAGGCGTTTCTCATAATTTTCTCTTATATTTTCTTGATATTCTAAGTTGCAATTAAAATGAAAATTTAACCAATCATGATTAATTAAATTATAATCAATTGTACAATCATAAAAATCATAATTTAAATAGTAAATGTAATCTTTAACAAATTTATCTATTAATTTATTTAAATCTTTTAAATTTTTTTCTTCTTCATTAAAAGCGAATATTCTGCTAGTAAACATTCTCCAAGAATTTTTGTTGATTATTTTTACTTTATTATAATTTTTATAATATTCTCTAAACCAGTTGTCTATACCGTGACGATAAATTTGGGATGTATGTATTTTTAAAAAATATTCCTTATTATAATTTTCTACTATCAATAATGCAACCTCAACGCCATATACATCGCACAACATACTTAGCCATTCTTGAGTCCATGGATTTAAATTACCAACAAATTGTTTTGCTTTTAAATAAAAATATGGATCTATAGGTCGTGGGGGTTTAGCAAAATTTGCAGAGGCATAACGACTTATCCAAGTTGATCCAGTTCTATGTAAAGAAATTACTATATTTGTCATGCTACCATTTTGCTAAAATTCTTTTCCTTTTTAAATTCTATTTTCATATTGAACTTACCGTCAAGAATTTCACCTTTGTGAGATATGACAAATATGTTAGTATCGTCAGAAAGAGTGTGCAAAATTTTAAGAAGATTATCCACACCTTCATGATCTAAACTTGAATCAAACGTTTCATCAAGGATAAGAAGATTAGTTGCAACTGAATTTTTCATTTTAGCTATTTGACGCCAAGTAAATAATAATGCTAAATCTATTCTTTGTTTTTCGCCTTCGCTAAAAGAGTCATATGTAAATTCGTCTCGATGTCTTGATCGAATAGTTTCTTGAAATGATTCATCAAGATCAAAGTGTACAAAGAAATCAAGTACTTGAAGATACTGATTAACTAATTTGTTTATAACAGGCAAATACTGTTTAATAATTTTAGTTTTTATGCCAGTATCTTTAAGCATTTCACTCATAACTGTGTTATAAGATATATCTTCTGATAATGAAAATTTATTTTCAAGTAAAGAGTTACGTCTTTCGTTTAAACTTTCTAAATCTAGTTCTGCGGTTCGTAGGTCTGCACTTACACCTTTTTCGAGATATAACTGGTATTCTTTAATTTGTTTTTGGAGTCCAGTAATCTTGACGTTGTTTTGACTGAGTTCAGATAATTTAGATCGTAACGATTCAAGTATGCGTCCGGTCTCTTTAATCTCTTTTTCCACGCTCGTGCCTGTCTCACCGATTTGCTTAAGCGCACTCTTGTGAGTCCGTCTCTCTCCTTCGAGCGTTTCCAATACATGAGATTTATGGCTGTTTGAAAGGGTTTGCTCACATGTGGGACACGCCTCATTCTCATCGAAAAATTTGATCCGCTTGCTGATGTTGGTGATATTTGTTTGCCGATCTTGACTTCCGAGCAATAATTCTTGGCGTTGATCATGTAAAGTCGAAAGCCTTTTCTCGGTTTCTCGAATAGATTCGTCGAGGCCCAGGCTAAGCTCACTATTCGCAGTTTGTAATTCATCGATACTATCCTGCGATTCATGTATCCTAGATTCATATTCTTTTTTATTCTCTTGTGTTAATGTTTGTATGTCTGTAATATATTTTTTTTGAGTATCAATTTTATTTTTAGTTATATCTATTTGATATGATAAATCTTTTAATTGATCTTTCAGTACGCTCTGCTTATCACGTAATATTTGATTCATTTTCGAAAACACATTAATATCAAGAAGATCCTCGATAACCTCTCGCCTGTGTCCAGCTGCAAGTTGCATAAAGGGAATGAAAGAGGAGGAACCCAATACAACAACTTGATGAAAGGACTTATGATTTAGTTTGAGGATATTTTGTTCGAGGATCTTCTGATATTCTTTAGCATGAGAAGATTGGTTGATCATAGTACCATTTTTCCAGATCTCGAAGATTCCTGGTTTTATGCCACGTACAATTCTAAAGACCGCGCTTCCTATGCTAAATTCAATCTCAACAACACATGCTTTTTGATTAATCGAATTAATCAACTGGTTTTTGTTGATGTTACGATGTGGTTTGCCAAAGAGAGCGAATGAGATGGCATCCAACATAGTGGATTTACCCGCACCGTTTTGACCTACAACCAGTGTTGACTTTGTGTCATTTAGATTGATCTCTGTAAAAGAATTTCCTGATGATAGAAAATTCTTGTATTTAACTGTCTTAAATAATATCATGCTATTTCTAAAGCCTGTGCTTCCGTCATAAGTTCTCGCATATTTACCTTTATACGATCTTTATCCAAGTCAGTGTCAACGCCTTCGATATAATCGTCGACGAGTTGTGTTGTATCTTCAATATCTAATCCTTCATCATTTACGTTATCACCAATAAACTCATTAAAGTTTTCAGCAATTTTAAGTTCATAGATATCTTGGTTTTGAATACGATCGATAAATCTATCAAAAATAAAAGCATCCGACTTATTCACTACCGTTACCTTCACAAATTTTTTATCAAGGTTAGATACATCATAACTATTATAATCTATTTTTTCATCGTTGTACACAATTTTTTCAAACAAAGTATAATTATTTTTAATTTTTTCTATTTCACGAGTTTCCGTATCGACTATATGAAAATACTTTGGATCATGAGCATCTGACCAGAAGAATTCCATTTGGCTACCAAGATACCATACGTTATCTTTGCGTGAAGAACAATGAAAATGACCTGTAAGCACGAGTTCGAACTTACTAAATAGTTTGTGATTCATACCGCCATGCGATTCTACGCCTCTCATCAACTCAAATCCGCCTAGTTCGAGGTGAGCAGCACACCAGTCAGCTTTACACTCATTAATAAAATTCATGATTTGATCGTAATTTTCGTTACATATCCAAGGTACTAACGCTATTTTTAATGAGCCGTATTCCATAACAGTAGGCTCCATAATGATATGGATCTCATTCATGTAATGGCCTAAACATTCTTTCAATGAATTAAGATCATTTGTATTTTTATAATACGTGTCGTGGTTGCCTGGAATAATATCCATAGACATGCCTCGAGTTCTTAATTCATTTAAGAAATGTTTACGATTATGATTTAGTGCTTTGAAGTTAACAAACTTACGATGATCATAGTAATCACCTAAATGTAATATTTGTTTTATTCCTCTTTTTTCGCATTCTGGAAAGAATACATTATCATAAAAGTCAGCTGCGTTATTCAAAAATATTTCAGAAGAATTACGAATGCCGCAGTGTGTATCATTCAGTATCGCTACTTTCATTTGGTCCTTTTCTCAATATAACATAATCATCGTGTATAATCCACTCAAGCGTATCGCCTGGTTTCCATCCTTGTTCTTTTACTATCTCTTCCGGAAATTCTATTTCTAAATCTTCACCAGAACCTTCGACAGTGACTTGATACATTCTTGTTTTTTTCATTGCATAAACTCGCTTAAATCTGAATCAGCATGTACTGCTCTTTTTTTTCTTTTCTTTGTTACTTTTTTAGAATATTCTTTTATTTCAGTATCATAAACTTTTACTTTATCTATACGATCTCTCAATGTATCAACAAAAGCTCCTACAACTTGATTGCTCGTATCATCACCATTTTCATTAATTATAAAATTTTCTATACCAGAAGCTGTTAAATATTTCATCTTAACATCTTGCTGTTTCTTTTCTTTTGCTATTCTTCGAAGGAAAGCGTACCATGTGATTTGTGTAAAGTAAGCAAAAGCATTTGGTTTACCAGTTCTAGTCGCTGCTTCAATATCGTAATTAAGAATAGCTTTTAAACAATTTTCAACCGCATCCATTACCATTTCTTCACGATATGTGTAACGTATAAAGTTAGCTTTATGAGATAATCCTTCAGCTATTCTTAAAAAGCAATGCGCTATATAATCAGTTACTTTAGGAATTTCTGTATTGTTTTTACGAGCTTCGTTAACTGTCCCAACATATTCTACTACAGCTTGAGAAAAGTCAGCATTATTTACATAGTGAATGCTTTTTCTTTTTTGACGAGCCATCACATGTCCTTTCATTCTATAATTATATTATACCATAAACAGTTGATATTGTATATATTTTTATTTTGCATTCACACAAAAAAATAGGAGTTTACGAAAATCATTTTCTGTGGTATAATAAAGTATTACTTTGGAGGGAAGGAATACTACCTCACTCGTAATAATATTCTTCGGTATCACCTAGTCTATATTCATTACCATTTTCTACTTGATAATATTCTGTTGATACTTTAAAATCCGGCGTCTTAGGTTCCTTTGGCGTGAGAGAGTTATCATATACTCTCATTCTATTATTAGGATATAAACAATATTGACCATTTTCAAGTTCCAGCAAATTAAAAGATTTATGTTCAGCAGGTACTTCAGATGTAGAATAATCAACTTCATCTGCAGATACATGATAGTTATCCAAAGTACATATATAAGTACCCCTCAAATTATCAAAATCGCGCGGCCTTATTTCGAAATCCATGCTGCTAATAAACTGCTTATGGACACACGTAACTCCATAATCCATGCAGTTCCAAAATTGCAAATTTGGGAGATCGAGATCTGGATCCGGAAGCTTCGGTTCAGAGAGAAAGGCGCTTATGGGTAGTTTATCGAAAAGTGCTCCGTACTCAGGTAAAAAAGTTTCGAAGTAAAACGCTCTTCCTGCTATCGACTTAGCAGTTACCCATTGTCCTTCAACAAATTCGCCATGACCTTTTTCTAAATCATACAGATATTCTTTTCTTACATATACTTTTTGATTTGGTAAGTTGCAAATAAGATGTGACATTAGTGCAGAGTTCCTTTTGGTTTAAATTTTATTACATTATCGCTATTATCAGAATCTGATTTAATATCTTCTGGATTAAAAATATCTATATTTCTTTCTCTAAGATAATCATCTAAAAAAGATTGAAATTCATTTTCATCCATGTCACTGACTTTTGGTGCTAAATCGTCAAGAGGCATATCTGTTTTATCTATGGCTTTTTTAATTGCTTTAATTGTGCCGATATAGTGTCCTATCAATTTTTTTGACGGGTTCATTTCACAAACGATGTGTGCCGAGTTTATTGTTAGTAATTCTTCTGGATTATCGGTAAACCCCATCCAAGGTCGAAAGGCATAAAAACGAACACCGCGCTGAAAATCTTCTGCGCATATAATTCGCATTGCACCACGAACTACCATGCCAGCATTATCCGGATCGTCCCACTGAAGTACTTCACATATAATTTCTTCGTCATTTGTTAATTTAAATTGTTTTAAATCAGTCATGTTATATCGACCTTATAAGTTTTATGATTAAATTTTTCTTTTTCATAAATTTTCAAACGTTCTTCTGAGTGTTGAAGAGCAAAATTTTTACGAGACTTCCAACTAATATCATCTGTTATATCATATAAATTTGTTGGTTTTCCATCTTCGCTTTTTCTTAATCCTCTGCCTATGCTTTGTAAAACTCTTATCTGCGATTTACTTGGTGAAGCAAATATAATATTATGCAGATTCCTAATATTTATACCGGTAGAAAAAGTGCCAAGAGATGCCACTATAATAGCGTTTTTTTGTTTTTCGACTATCCCTCTTATTGCTTCTCTATCTTCAGTGTCTGTTTGTCCTGATACAAAAAACACTTTTCTATTTTCATCAGCCTTATCTATAATAAGATTAAAAAGAGGCTTTCCATGTTTTTCTACGTAGTTGTAAAGAACTAATGTATTGCCTTTTTGGTCTATGGCTAAATTTTTTATAAAGTTATTTCTTTTTACGTTTGTGACAATATAATCGATCTCGTCCATGTACGTTCTTTGTCCAAAGTCCAATCGTTCCTTTTTGCCATAATCCAAAACAATTCGCTTGATATGTAATTTTGCCAGTACGTCTTTATCTTGTAAGGTTTTTGTTGTTGTGACTCGATATATTGGTCCAAAGAGACCTTGTAAGACCAGCTCATGTGTTTGAGTTCCATCAAGAGTTCCTGTTGTTCCGAAACGGTATGCCGCTTCTGTTGCTTTGTTCATAATATTCATTAATGACTTAGATTTAAAACCATGACACTCATCACCAATCACCATACCAAATTGCTGGTACCAATCACGTGGTAATTTATAAATCGATTGCCAGGTTGATATACAAATGGCAGCATCAAATGTTTTATCTTTACCTGAATATATACGATGCATTCCTCTTTCGCCTTGACCGTATGATTTAAAATCACCATACATTTGCTCTACTAATCCAGTTGTTGGTACAATAATTAATACTTTACCACCTCTTGGATATTTTAATCCATCAGTAAGTAATTCGAGCCAATACTTAACAAGAACATAAATTATTAAAGATTTGCCAGATCCTGTAGGTGAAATAAGAATAGCTCTTTTTCTTTTTAATCCTTCTTCAATGCCTGATAGCTGATATGAATAAGGACGAAAAGGTAGACTGAGATTGTCAATATAATCGGAAAGTTGCTGAATATTAATTGTAGCATTTTCGTGAGGCATTCCATAGTTAGTTTTTTCTGACTCAACTATATATCCTCTCGAGTTTGAAAATTTATTTAAATGATAAAATAAACCTGCCGGAAGCTCACCGGTGTTAATGTCGTATAAACGTATCTTACCATCCCACATACGATTACGATAAGCTGGCATAAACTTATATCCAGGAACATAGAAAGAAAAAAACTCTCTTAGTTCTTGAGCTGTGCCACTATCGCATTGAACATGTAAGTTTGCGTGATTTAATTTCCGGACGAGAATTTTTTCCATTCAATCATATTCTTTATTGTTTGATGACGCCAAGTAATATTACTTATAATGTCAGTAAGAGTCTCAATTAGAGTTTTATAGTACTGTATTTTTTCTTCTGACTTTTGAATTTCAGGATCACTGTCGTAATAATAATCCATTTCTCCTTTGAGTATTTTAAGACCATCAAAAGGATCCGGATTCCATCCAAGTTCTTCAACTGTTCTCTGATCCATCTTACCATTATAATATAGCCACTTTTGTTTGAGTAAAGTCTTTTGAGAAAATTCAGCACGTTTCAACTGTAGCTTTACAGTTGATAATAATTCTAAATATTTTGCGTGAAGAATAGGTGTTTGGCGTGACGATTCATCAAGTTTCATATCTTCAATAATACAGTCTTTTGCCCACATATCGTGGATATTTTTCAAATCAATCATTATATACTCCAATTATAAAAATATTTATACTAGATTTCTATTCACTGTTATCGATGGCGAACCATCTACGTTTGATGTATAACTAGCACCTACCATTTCAAAATATGAAAATCTAAAAGTCGCTCCAAAAGATATAAATGTGTCACCTCCAGCAGTAGATTCAAATTGTATGTCAGTCAAAGTCGTTGGTATACAATCTATATATCTTATTTGTTTAGTAGTATTATTATGGCTTGATAAAATAGATAAAGTAATGTCTGACATGGCTGGTGGTTGAGAAGAAGTTCTTTGACTAGGTATAACGTGATCTATATCTAAATTTCTACGCATCCAAGAATACATTTCGTCATATGCTTTCATGTCTTCATCGAGAAGAATATTAGCTTGCATCTCATTAAAAATTAATTTATCGCCTATAAACGGCACACCTGATATTTTTTTGTACGGTACTTCGACAGCATTCATAATCATGCCTGGATGTAGAAAGCTTTGACAAAAAAATTGCAAGTTAGGATAATTTTTCCTATCAATCGATAATTTAAACGATGTAGGTTGTAAGTAATTAAAATTTTGTGTTAAATCTGCCATAACTCTATTTATACAACTTAAGATAAAAAAAAGGAGGCCGAAGCCTCCTTTAAAAATATAGAATTTTTATTATGCGCCGAGGATGTTATCAACACGGAAAATGCGATAGTATTGGTTACTGCGAGCAGATGCCAAACCGTCTGCAGGGTTAGTTCCAACGAATGGATTTGAAGCCATGCCATAGCGTGTCTTAAAACCAATTTTTGGCTGGAATGTGTCTTCACCGACCGCACGTACCATTGTGAGCGGTACATATGGGCAATAGAATACACCTGCGTCATATGGATTAGTTCCCTTATAACCGATGTTGATGTAATCGCCTGTTGCGTATGGGTCGATGTAGACTCTCATACGACCGTTAAGAGTACCAGCAAATGTGTTACCAGTATCATCGACGTTCAAGTTAGTCGCCATTGCAGGAGCATAGTCCAACATACCTGAAGCAGAAAGCGCAGAAGCTACATCAGATGAGCAGACCATAAAGTTACCTTTACCTCTACGTGTCTCTTTTGCAATTACGTTTGCTTCTCTTTCGATTTGAAGGATAAGTCCTTTGAACTTCTCAACTGACCAACGACCATCAGCATCTGTCTGTACGTTGAAGATACCGTTGATTGCTGTGTTAGTTTGAAGCGCACCGACTTTAGCTTGTGAGTTAAGAGTACGGACAACTTCACGATTGATTTCAGCAAGAATCTCTGTAGACAAGATATTTGCCAACTCAGTTTCAGCATCAAGACCATGAATCGCTTTTAGATCCTGTGCTAATTCTAAGCTGTATTCTGCCTTTAGAGCACGTGACTTAGCAGTCACAGTTGCTTTGTCGATTGTGAATCCCATCTCAGCAAATGCTTCATTGCCAGATGAACCAAGTGCTTCAGCTTCCGCTGTGGTATATGGGTCAGTTGATCCAAGTGGATCTGTTGCTGAGTCAGCAATTGTGCTGTCGCCATCACCGTCTGTAAAACCATCTAGACCTGATGTACCACCTGATGTATTGAAAGATGCGGTTGATGAGTCACCTGAATAGTTAGTAAGTGCCTCATTGAATAGTGCTTCAGTATTGACTTCTGCACCAGCTTTTGCTGTTTTATAGCGTGATTTCATTGCAAAAATCAAGCCAGTTGGACCAGTCATTGGCTGAACGCCACAAATGTCATATGCCATTAGATTTGGCATTGCACGTCTGACGAGTGCGATTAAGATTGGATCCCAGTTCGCTTGTCCTGGTCCACCAGTTACACTAGCATTTGAGTTAGCTGGTGTTTCTAGTAAAAGACCTTCTTCTTTTAGTGCTTGTTCTTGGTTTTCTAGAATAGCAGCTGTAACTGCTCTTCTATGTGCGTCTTTAATTGTACCCGCAGACTCTTCATTCAGAACTGGGGACCATTTTTCTACGAGCTTGTCGTAAGATATTACGTTATGCATCGATTAGTCTCCTATTTTTTCGATGTTCGATTTAGGGCTGTTAAATACTGAGCCATTGATCCAGAAACTTCAACTGTATCGCCTTCGTCATCTGATTCAAAGTCTGCAGACTCAGTTACAGTCTTAGCTTTTTTGAAATATGATTCTTTAACAGTTGTAACTTTTTGTGCAAAAGTTTCTTCGTCATCAAAATCAATATCATTTACTAAAGACTTAAGTTTTTCGGCTTGTGTGTCAGCAAGATCTTTAGACGCTTCTGCAATTACTGCTTCGCGCTTATAGTTTTCTAACTCTTCTGCCATTTCGATAGCGTCTGCTGTTGTTTCGTTAAGCTTTGTTTCGAGCTCTTCGACTTGATCAGCAAGATCGTCTACTAGGTCGACCTTAGACTCAGGTACTTCAATGTAAGACTCAGTAAATAAATCTTTTAGATTATTCATAAATGTCTCAGCAATTTCTGTACGTAGTCCAGATTGAACAGCAAGCTTATTGTCTGCCATCCATTGTTCGACAACGTAGTGTAAGTAGCTATCTACTTTTTCTACTAGCTCTGACTTTGTAGATTCAATCTCTTCAGCCAGTTCTTCGTGGTATTTTTCCTCAAGACGATCAACTTCTTCGGCAAGCTTAGACTTAATCGCTGCCTCAAAAATTGTTGCGGTTTTTTCTTTGAACTCTTCTGACAATGTAGCTTCATCAGCCATGATTGCATTGAGATCTTCTGAAAAATCTGCTTCGTATTCAATGTCAGCAGTTTCAATAACTGCAGCATCTTCTACTTTAGTATCTTCTGCAAACATTTTACCGTATAAGTCAACAAGCTCTTCTTTTTTCATTTTACTTGCTTTCATATACATTGCATTTATCATACCAGCTTTGGTATTTGGTGCTTTTTGCATAGCGTCTTTTTTGGTATTATTTTTTGCTGTCGCACCAGCTGCTGTAGGCAATGGTGCTGAACCAGTTGCATCACCTGCTTTATCGACAGATGCTACTGACTGTGCCTCAGCATTTTTTGGATCGTGACCTTGTGCTTCCATGATTTCATTCTCGTCATCATGAAGTTCAACGTCCTGATCTAATTGATTTTCATCAGTCATCATTGACTCCTTTTACAATTTATTTTTAATTAACGAGAGGAAATTCTTGAACTCACGAACTTGTGTCTCATAAGAGTAAGCACGTGGAGCATTTTTAATTTCAGTCTCCATTTTTTCAATTGCCTTTGCTTCAATAATACCGTTATTCCAAACCCATTCAACACCTTCCATAACTCCATTAACAAATGCGCTAGGTGCAGATGGATCTTGCACGATGTCCACCGCGTTAAGAATAAAATCGTCTTTGACGACCATTGCGTCATTACTTCGCTGCAGGCTTCCCATACCACGAGTCGAAACACCTAGTTTGACACCGCCGTCGAGTAAACCCTTTACGACTTCACCCATAGGAGTGGCCAAAATAGTTGCCTTGCCCACAACATCGTTTCCTTGCCAATTTAAGGATTCGATCTTGTGAGAAACTTTGTCTAAATTAACGGTAGGTCCTTCAGGGTGATTTAACTCACCAACCGCGCGTCCTGGTACAACTTGTTCAGTATTGTACTTGCTAACAGCGCTTTCCATTACACTGCGCGGATATATTCTACCGTTTCGATTCTTTGCTTCTGCTTGCATGAAGATACCTTCAATGGCATAAGACTTCTTGCCATTTTTTTCTTCTGTCAAGATTTCTAATTCATTGTCCGTATATTCTGCAATTAGCTTCATTTTTTATACGCCTTTATAAATTCAGTACCGGCTTTTTCAGCCTCTTGTTTAGAACGATAAGAATCCAATCTATCGCCATCAATGTAAGTTACAAATCCATTTCTTTCTTTGTAAACTTGTACTTGGATTCGACCTATTTTTTTATTGACAATTAATTGTCCTTGAGGTTTTCTTCCAGTTAATTCTCTTATTTGTGTAAAACTTTTCATTTCTTTTTGTACTAATTATTTATAATTTTATTATTTTCTACTTAAATTAAATTGCTGTAAATCCTGTAGGAGGAGTGTATGTTAAATTTAAACGATCCTGAAAAAGAAAAGTTGTATTTGTAGTATTTGAAGTAGTTCCTAATACACCAAAAACAACAGTTTCATCAGTGCCTTTCATAGTTTGTCCTTCAAAAAGACCTCCGTCTGGTGTCCCTTGATCCTGCCACACGCCATTTTTTCCAACCCAATATTTACTTGCGGTAGTATCATAACAGTACATAATTATATCGTTGGTAGTAACACTACCTAATCCAGTATTTCGCTGACTACTGGAAATGGCATTGCTAAATTTACCATTACCTATGAAATAAGCAGAATTATTATCATATCCTGTAGACGCTGAATTGGTGCCATGATGTAAAAACAAAGCTTTGTCAAAAGTTCCACTTATAATTTTTATTTCGAAATATCTTTTTCCAGCCGGTAAAGATTCTCGAGCTGCAGCACCGAAATTATTAACAGTTGATACATCTGAAGTTTGAACAAAAAATTGTCTACCGCTTGCTGTAACTGCTACACTATTTTGGCCGACATTATCCCAACCACTAGATCCGCCAGTAACAAAATCAGGCGGCGAGTTATTAATAAATTCACCACCAGTGTCTTCAAGAGGATAGAAGCTTAACGTGCTAAGAGGAGCAGAAGAAGTTCGAACTTTAAACCAAGAACTATCAGAATCATTCCATACGTACATTTGATTTTGTTTTTTAAGATATGCCATATCACCAGAAACTTTTCCGGTCGTTGATTCGAACAATAAAGCTCCGGCGCTATCTAAAGAATAATTTTGTACTGTTCTACCACCAGAAATCGTAAAAGCACCAGCAGCAGTAATAGTGCTATTAGCGATTGCTCTACCTAATCCTGTGGCTAAATCTCTTGCTCTTGTTTTTGCCATTATGTCAATGCTCCATCAACATGTCTTCCAACTAAATACCACTCATTGCTACTGTCATTCCAAACTGCAATATTTTTATCTAGCAAACTATAACCAATATCTCCCATGGATAAAACCGAAGAATCTGCAATTACTAAAGAGTTAACACTATCATATGCTGGCACCACTACGTTAGCCACTGAAGAATCTGGAATTTCACCGTTAAAATTTATAGTTCCAGCTTTTATCACATACGAAAATCTGCGCGCAATTTTGTAATTTGCAGTTGTCATCTTTTAAATATCTTCGTCTTCGTCTTCTTCGGCCTCTTCATACTCATCTTCTGTTTCATAGTCATACTCTCCTGCATCTTCCTCGTCGCCACCTTCAGCATCGGCTGGCTCTTCAGGTGATTCAGAGTCGACGTCGTCCAAGTCAAGGTCGAGTTGTTCCGGTTCCTCTTCATCATTTTCAGCTCCATTATACATTTGATCTGCTATACGAATTTTTTCTTGATCGAGAAGATCAGACATTCTAACAGACATAATTTCACCAAATGTATCATTTGCTTTATTAAAATCTTGATTTAAAGCATGTTGTATTAAGTCATGAATTGGATTTGTTTCAACTTCCTGTACTTCTGTTTCACTCATAATTTATTCTCCTTGCTGAGCAACTGGTTTTAATTCAAATCTTTGAGCAGCCGGCTGCTCTTCTTGTTCTTCTGGTTCTTCTCCTGATTCACCTTCAATATCTTTTTTCATTTGTTCAATGTCTTCATCAGAAAGCATAAGCACATTTTTCTGAATCCATTCTTTTGAAAAATATTCTCCGACATAATTCGAGATTTGATCAAGTGTTTGGATTTTTTCTCTTAGTAACTCTGCATCTCTTAATTCTGTAAAGTGATTATCACGAACATAGTCGATAACAATATCATTCTTCATTGTATCCCAATCTTCTTGAGTAATAATACCCTTAAGTATTAATTGCTTTCGAAGAATATCATAAAATAAATGTGCAAATCTACGACGTAATCTATCAATAAATTTCTGAAATTTTAATTCATCTCTTGATATTTCTGTAGATCTACCTAGACTAAACTGCGCTTCTTGTTCAAGGCGATTAATCGGAACATTTAATGAGCGATACATTCTCTTTTGAAAATAAATAATATCTTCTATCTCACCAAGATTCTGACCGCCTGGTAATGATGTTATTTCTGTGCCTCTGCCACCTTCACGTCTTGGCAACCAAAAGTCTTCAATCATCGATTGGTGTTTGCGATCATCACGTATTTGACCAGTTTGTGCATCATAAACAAGTTTATTTCTATATCTTGCCATAATGTCTTTCATGTATTGTTCTGCTTTACCACGTGGTAAGTTACCAACATCAATATAGAATATACGTCTTTCTGGCGCACGTGCCATACGATATATGACAAGCGAGTCTTCCATCATTCTTAATTGATTAATTGGTTTCAAAGCTTTATGAAGATATGAAACTACTTTTTTGCGTGACTCATCAAGTAAACCTGATGTGCAATAAGAAACTGAATCTAAACTAAGTTTAACACCGCCTTGATGTGATGACCCGGGTTTTTCTTGATATATGTAATACTCATCAATTTTTTCAATAAGCTGTACACCTGTTTCCGGATCTTTCTTTTTCTTGACTTGTTTGACTTTTCGCATTTTTGCAGAATCGATTGGTCTTATTTCTTGAATACCAGCTTTGAGGTTTGATTCATTGACTACAAGATGATGATAAATTCTTCCGTCGACATACCATCGACGAAAGATATCATGACCAAGCTCATTGAAATTTAGCATTCCTACTATGTTATCAAATTCTTCTTTAATCGTTTTTTTAATTTTATCTGCTTGTTCTAAATTATCAAGATTAATATCTATCGGTTGTTCTAATTCACTTCCAGCGATTGATTCATTTACAATATCTTCAACAGCAGCATCAACTTCTGGATGCATTGATACGCCTCGATATTTCATAATCATACTATAGTTATCTTTTGAATCATCACCGTCTAAATTAATATACTGTCCGTAATGAGTACCAGATGCTGTTACATAACCAGCACCATCATCATCACGCGCAGGTACGATTGAAGGCTTCTTCTTCGGATCTTCTGTAGGAGCTCTTTTAATTTCAAAACCAAATAATTTAATACTTCTATCGTTTTCTGCCATTTAAAAATCCTTTATAAAGAGAAGGCCGGCCTAAGCTAGCCTTCTCTACTATTTATTTAAGATGTTGTGACTGGATTTAAACTATCGAAATACTGATAGTTAAAAGATACCGTAAATCTTTCAATTTCGTCTGTAGCTGTATAAGTTACATCGATTGGTGAAAGTTCTGTAGGATATGAACCTCTAAAAATGTATTCTTTTACAGATTCTCCAGCTCTATCAAGTTGTTCTATCTTTAAATCAGCTTCATACGCAATCGGAGAAGCTAATCCAGTGTTTGCTGAATGAGCGTTAATACCGTTCATCCATCTTTCCATCGAATTTCTAACAGCAAAGTCAGTGTCGTTAATAATAGTAGCTGTCCAAACATCAAATGTTCGATCACCTGCTATCTTTAACTGTCTGCCTCTGAAAGGTACTATTATTGTACCCATTGTAGAGCCAGGTAACTGAGCTGTTTCACAAAGGAAAGAAGTTAATTCCGGATCTCCGCCTGCATACGCTGGAAAGTTGATTGTTGCTTTAAAGAGATTGGGGCGAGCGCCACCACCTCTTAACTTTGACTTAAAATCATCTACGCCTAATACTGCCATTTTCTATCTCCTTACACTGTGCCTACGACTTCTTCAAAGTCGACGCCAGTCCTAACAGCCACAAAATTAAGAGTGACAAAGTTGATAGAACGAGCCGGCTTGATGAAGATACTTGCGATAAATTCGTTTCGGTCAATTACTGCTGCAGTGTTATTTGTTTCGTCACAAACGACTCTGAAGTCTGTAATACCTCTACGACCTTTTACTTCTCTTAATACTGGCTCAACGATGTTAACAAATTCTGCTCTTGTAAATTCGTCATTGAATTCAAAGAGTACAGACTCTGCTGCTCGACTAATTGCTCTTTCAAGAACAAGGAAGAGACGACGTACATTAATACGATCGAATGCGGATGGTCTGCCTAAATTTGTCTTATCACCAAAGAGTATCAATCCTGCGCCAGGTATATTAGCGATTGGATTAACACCTGCTTTATACAGAGTGTCTCTTTGTGCTTTCGTTGGTGAGTATGGTATTGATGTTACACCAAGATACTGACCTCTTCTCGCTCCAGCTGGAGAGAACCAAGGTGCAGTGTTTCTATCAGTTGCAGCCATAAGACCTGCAGTTGAAGAAGCAGCTGGTATTTGAATGTACTTATCATTGTACTTATCGTAAACTTTTAAGAAGTTTCCATCAACAATAAGATAAGATGATTTAGTAAAAGTTGCAGCTGTTGTAGTTATATTTGATGTAATAGTTGCTGCACTCGTTAAATTGACAACATCATCTCTTGCTGGAGATGTTACAACCACACAATCTTTTCTTAATGTTTGAGCAGTCGATACAAGATCATTCACTACTGTGGTTTGATCTGCAGTTGTTGTCATACTTGGCGCAATTAAGAAATCAACTTCAATTATGTCTTTATCTTCAAATTTATCAAAGCCAGATAATATTTGTGAAGTTCCAAGTGTACCAGAATTAACTCCACCTGCAAAGTCGTAATTTAATTTTGTCTGAGTTAAATTACTCACTGTAAAATTATCTCCGCTATCGATCGTGGTACCAGCTCCAGCTGACTGAAAATCTGAATCAAAATTTACCATAAAGACATATGAAGATCTTTCATTAAGCACATCTTTAATAAAATTATTTGTACCATCTGTATTTTGAGCATTTGAGCCTACTGAAACAAATGGATAAGTTTCTAGCACAGTTCCCCTTGTGCCTGTAATTAATCCTCCTTGATCGACGACAGCCACATGGACTTCGTCAAAAGAAGCAGCTTTATTTGTAGCAAATGTGCTTGTTCCTGGAGCAGCATCAAAAGATGATTTATAAGCCCAATCATCAAAAAGCGTATCACTTGTTGAATAAGGACATATTGAAACTCTTATACTATTTCCTAAGCTGCCTTTGTATCGACCTATAAATGTTTGATTATTGCTATCTAATGCAGCAAATGCTGGATCAAAAGCAAATTCGTTGCCAACATTTACAGTAGCTAATGTACTATCGCTATCTGCTGCAGTTTGGCCATGAGTTGATCGAGCGTTTTTAGCAGCATCTGTTGCTGCTCTTGAAATTTCTAGACTATTTGAATATCTTAAAAAATAGCTAGCACTAATAAAATCTATGTTATTACTTTCGGAAGGTGCTCCATAAACATCTACTAGCTCAGCCTCATTACTGATTTTTCTAGTAGTAGTTTGTGGCCCCCAACTGAAATTTCCTACAAATGCGCCTGTTGTAGATTGAACGTTGGGTACGCCACCAGTCAGATCTACTTCTTTAACGACAACCGCAGGAGATTCGGAAGGTGTTCCTAATGCCATTTTTTGTTCCTCTTCGGTTACTAATTATATGTTCTCATAATACGGTTATCTTCAACATTTACCATTATTTATAATAATTTAAAAATTAGGATCATACTCAACAGACCATTCACTTCCTCGAGGATTTTCTAATTTTTCTATTTCTTCGCTTGCATCATCAATAAATCCGAATGGAACTAAATCATCGTCTATTTCTTTTAATTGTTTTTTAAATATCATATCTTTTAAGTTAATATCAGTCATGTCTCCAAAATATTGTGTAGATGTAAAATAACCAAACATGACAAGATTCATCATGAGATCATCATGATTGCCATCACTTGCTTCGTAAGACTGTCCTCTTGCTGTAAATGTAGATATTTCAAGTATAGTATTTTCATCAACAATAGTTAATTTATTATTCTCTAAAATATCTTTTATTGACGAACATCCTAATCTTTTTGTTTTTCTTGTTATTTCAATGCCAATCGCATCTGCTCGAATTGCAGATTCTAAATGTATATTTTCATATTCTAAATCATGATATAAACCATTGCAAACAACAGTGCCTTGATCGTTTGATTCTATGACAACATATGCTTTGTTGTAAGAATTTGCATACTTATAGATAATATTAGGGAAGAGTAAAGGAGATATAGTGTTATTGCGATATACAGCAACCTGTGCAAACGGGCGAACGCTAATATCGATCAAAGTAAATGTAGAATAATCCTGACCTCTTCCTTTTGACACATCTACAGTCATGATATAATCATGACCTTTGATCGGTTCTTGATATATAAGAAGATTGCCTCCTTCTAAAACTTTTTTAGGAGGTAAGGCTCGAAAGCTCATTAATGTTTCAGCATTAATTAACGTATCACCTGTGCCAAAAAATGTATTACCAAATTCTTGATCAAACTGTAATTGACTTGTATTTGCGACTGTTTGTTGTTTCCATTGTTCATCTCGTCCTGGTACGTCCCACCAATCAACACGAAATGGTTTAAATTCATTTACTCCTTGAGTAGCACCTTCCCAGATTTTGTAGAAGGTATTTCCGATTCCGTTTGCAGTGGAGGTAACAATAATTTTAGTATCAGTACCGGCTGAAACCACAGGATAAGTAGAAGTATAAAACTCAGAAGCACGCTCAACAAAAGCAAACTCATCGAGGTAGAGTAAATTGACTGAAAGGCCACGAATAGAAGAGCCAGATGTAGCGGCAGCGATAATCCGAGAATTGTTAGAAAATTCCAATGATCCTTTGTTAAGTGCTTTCGTACCCGGCTGCAAAAAGAACGGTATATTCTCAAGCATAAGTGTGACTCTTGAGAGCATTTCTCTTGCTGTTGCTCCTTTGTTTGCAAGGACTGCAACTGTTTTTTCTGAATGGAAGAGGGCAAACCAGAGAAGGTAGGCGCAGGCTGAAATTGACTTACCTGATTGACGACATGCGAGAACGACATTGAAACGATTCTCCTCAAATTGTTGAAACATTTTCTTTTGATAGGGATAAAGGTGGAATGGTACTAAACCTTTATCGAGTGAAATAACTTTACAATATTTTTCTGCAAAGTGAATAGGATCTTTCATGCATTGTGCGTATTCACGAACAGAATCTTGAGTCCATTCTTGAAGAACTCCATCACGTTTTACATTGACATTGCCAAGATAGTTTTCATTCTGGTTTTGGAGTGACATCAATTATATCTTTCTCATTCTGTAATAATCTTTGTAAATCTGCAGTTGATCCAAGGAATACATTATTCGTTGTATTTCCTGCAACTTGTTTCACTTCTTCTTGATTGATATCTTTATTCTTTTTATTGAGATCCATTAACTTATCATTGACATCTGATAAGTTTTTTATCATACCTGATAATACTTCGTAAGCGCGTGGGTGCTCAGAAGAGCGAGCAACTTCAATCATATCTTCAAGAGATTCTCTACCTTTTTCTAATAGATCGTAATATGTTTCTCTTGAATAATCATAATCTGATTTAATATTTCTTTCATTAGTTGTCATGTCAACTCAATTTTGCCACCCATTGTAGAAGTAACAGAAGACTGATAATATAATGTTGCCGAGTCTGTCATAATTGGTGTAAATATTAATGTTCCAAATTGTGTACCGTTGCCGGTAACTCCTGTAGTATATTGTTGTCCAGTGCCTGTTGTCGGTGACGTTTTAATATAAAAAGGCTCACTAGGCAAACTTAAATTAAATATATATTGTTCACCTCTTCTTAGTACTAAAGTAGGATTCTCAGAGCTTTCTCTAAAGAATCGACTGTCTGATGCAAAAAAGAATTTATTATTTGAGTCATTAATTGCTACAGTAAAATTTACGGTAGGAGCAGCTGCATTAACAGTAATCGTAGATCCAGAGCCAGTAGTAGATATGCCATCGCCGCCAGCTATAGTTAAAGAACCACTAAGACCACTTGCAGTAACTGTAGTACCAGCATCTGCAGTTACGGTTTTTAAAATTTGTAAACTGTTTATGCTATCAACTATATTAACGATATCTGCTTCTGCAGCAATTAAGCGAGTATCTATTGCTGAAATATTACTAGAATTTGTAGATATATTACTTGTGTTAGTAGAAACTGT